TCCTTGTCCCGCTCTATCGTGAAATGATGTCTTTTCGGCTTCATCCCTATCTTCAATATCTATCGAAGCTCCTTTAGGGGTCTTAAACGGGACATAGTGCTCTGGTCTATGGTTTACTTGCTCTAGGAACTCCATAGGAGGGTTTGGACCGGGAGGCGCGAACCACGTAGTATCCTTGTCAGGAGACATGCTTACGGGGCCTTTTGGCCAATCCCCCTTCTGGTCACGGATCATCTTTTTAGCTTGTGAAGGAAGACCATAAAAACTACCAATCCAAACAGGCTGATAAGGATTGCCTCCAGCAAACATAACCCAAACAGAAGAACCAACCGGAGGAACCATTATTCCTCCATAATTAAATCCTCCACCAAAAGGAAAACAAGGCCACGCCCAAGGAAGTAATGCGGTAGGAAAATCTACTGCATTTCCTGTGACTCCCGGTATTCTAATTTTTACTCTTCCTATTTGAGCCGGGTCTTGATTATATTCAACAACACCAGCATGAATACCATGGAAAACTTGGTTAGAATCTCTAAGATCAGATTCTATACCAGAATAAATTTCTACAGCAGGATTCTTCATATTAACGTCCGGGTGTCCCAGTAACAAACGTAGTGGAAGGAATTTGAGAAGTAGGAACAGAAGTAGGAAGAGCTTTTAATTGAGCACTTTCAGTAGCCGTTCTCTTATCTGGAAGAAGGATATTTCTACCAGAAGTAGCTAATGTAAGTGTAGTAGTATATTCACCGTTTTGAATACTATCTACGATACCAATTATGCGATACATACCTGAAATCCAATGCATTTTAGAATTAGCATCCACTGATCCAGTTCCTATTAAAGCTCTGGGCATATATACTAAAACACCAATTGGATCGGTTATACCAAATTTTGGTGTGCCTACAACAGATAAAGTTGCTGTTATAGCTGTTTGTGTTTTACGAGATACATCATTTTGTGTAGCAGCTTTAACTGCATCTGGCTGGCTAGGCCAGCAAGCTGCTGGATTTGCGCTTATATGGGTTGAATCACTTAAACTCGGTAGTTTTGGTTCCTTCATTGTATTTTCTGTACCTTTATCTTTTGAAGGAATCTCTTCTTGAGTAGTAAATATTTCTTGAATACTTTGGTTTGTAAGGTCATAAATAGGAGAGAATGTTTTAGTTCCTCCTGCTATCTGAGCCATACTTATGTTCCAATTTGGTTTAAATGATTTTACAGGTGAAAGTTTATTTTTATATATAGTAAACGTAGGAAGTTTAAATCCTGTTTGATAATTTTCAGCAATATATGTTAAGGTATGAAAATGTAAATATATATCTTTATCTCTTTGTTCAAGAAAGAACGTATAACCACCCTCACCTTTTCCATTACGAGAAATTGGAATTAGCTGTCTTACAATATATTCTAATGAAGTAGAACCACCAACTTTTGCTATATTAATAGGAATTTTTTTAAGTGTTTCCATAGCATCCGTTGTAGTCTCTACATCTCCAGTTTCTTCTATAACAAATTTTGTTATACCAAACTTTTTTCCTATATCTTTTACTATAGAACTTATTTTTATAGGTGTCTTATCTGGAACTTTCCATTCAACATCCGTAGCTAATTCGTGATGTCCCATTGCAATACCAGTAAGTACTATAGTTACACCTTCTAAATTAAAATCTAAGCTATAAGTAAATACTTTTCCCGCAATCCATGGGCTGTTATACTTGTCATTAGCTCCAATATTACTAGAATAGCCATACTTAAAAAATAGCATTCCTTTAGCACGAACTAAACTTGTTTCTATTTCTTGCCAATTTCTATCATATAAAACAATATCAAAAGTTCCAATTCCTTGAGTAAATCTCTTGAAATTAAAGCTTCTAAAATGTTCTGGTCTAGTTTCTATAAGATCTGTAGAAATTCCTACTGTAGATAGGATAGTACTTACATTACTTTTTGCTTCTTCTATCTTATTCATCGCTGCTTCTGACGGGAACTTAATCCAAACATATCCTGACTGTGGGTTTGGAAGATTATAAAAGGTAGAAGATTTAGTAGTAATTTCATTAAACCTATCTTCAAAAGATAAAATAGGCGCTGCGGCTCCGACCAATTCTTCAGCTTCTGTTTTTAAAGTAGTAAAATTTTGTTTGTCAAAGGTATCTTGTAATCCTCTTTGGAGCGCACTTTGCTCCTGAAGACCTTTGCCAAAATTAAAAGCTGAATCTAAACCGTCAAACATTCCCATAATTTATTACACACCTGAAGCAGAAATCATATCCGGAATAATAAGAACTCTTCCAGCGTACATTCCTTCATCCTTATCAAAAGGATTCATAATTCCATTAGCAATAGCTATTAACCACCATAGAGTTGGTGTATCATAAAAATCATATGCAATTAAATCAGGTCTAAAAGCGCGAGCAGGAGTTACTGTATAACTCAAGTCCGTTTGCCTAGACCGAATTTCAGGTAATTTAAACGTCTGTATAAACCTTTTATTATCTTCTGGAAGCGTATAAATTAAATGGTAATTATACCTACTATTAGCATATATTATGCTTCTCTGAGTAGGATCGGAAGGAAGTTCAATAGTATGAGGCATATTAGAACCCCTCTATTGGAGGAGTACCTCCAAGGAGGGCGGGGCTTGTTTCACCACCACCTAAGAGACCTCCAAGCGAATTAAGAGCACCACCTACAGCATCAACGACTCCACCAGCGCCTACGTCCTTCAGAACACCCGTAACGCCAAACTCGTCGCCAGCAGAAGAGAACGGTAGATAACCAAAACGAACCTCGTCTCTTGAGAGAGGGATGTTTAAGGTTTCTTCAAACTGTAAAGTAACACTAGCTCCAAAAGCCAAAGACAATGGCGCTAATGTCCAAGGAGTAGTATCATTGTTATAAACAACTGCTACTTGTTTACATACACCGATCATTGATAATTGAGAACCAATTCTAACCAAGCACCGTGGAGGTGGTTTAATACCAGACACGGTATAGTCAGGATAAGTTAAAGCACGTAAGGCATCAATTCTATTACGAATTAATGGTGGAATAATAAAATTCAATCCGGGTTGAGGTGCTGCAAAGAAATCTAATGTAAAAGCAATTTGTCTTGCCTGTGATTGAACGTAGGTCTTCAAGGGCGAAGATCTAGCAATAATAGAAATGTCATTATATACAGCTACTTTACTATCTGTAATAGTCTTAGGCATAAATTGAAACGGAATAACATCCGTAACTTTTAAACCTATCTTCCTGTCAAAAACTATGATGAAACAGGAGAAAGCTGGATTGTTAAGAAAAGCCATTTTAATTCCTATTATGGATTATAAGTCGGTTGAGCCATATGAAATGGTGTTGAAGAACCTTCTTGCATTGCAAGCATTGAATCCATTTCGGCAGACGGATCCATTACTCCCGACATACTATTTAGAGGTCTACTTGCAATTTTTTGTAATTCAGGCGTTTGTTTCTGAGTTTCATTTAATAGATTAACGTCAGCAGTATATACAGGTTTACTAGGAGATGAACCCATTTCTGATTCATATTTTTTAACTTTTTGTAGATATTCTGCGGTTTCAGGTGAAGCGGTTTTAAGTCTTTCCTGCCAAGGGGTAGATGATTTTTGGGCCAAAAGTTTATCCAACGTGCTCGGCCCCATATTATAAGCAGCAAGAGCTTTTTCTTTATCTCCTTTATATTTAGTAAGTTGTTCCTTCAAGTATTCAGCACCCAATTCAAGATTTGTCATTGGGTTTAACATTTGTTCTTTTGTTATTCCGGGTCTCATTCCTTGGGCTGTCTTTGGCATTACTTGAGCTAATCCTAATGCTCCTTTTCGACTGACAGCATCAGTTTTACCACCAGATTCTTGTTTTATTAATGCCTTAAATAATACAGGATCTACCCCGTACTTACTTGCTATTTCCGAAGCTAGATCTGTACCTTGTGGCATAGAAGGTTCTATTTTTGGATAACCTTCTGGAGTTGCCATTTTAAAAAGATCATGACCACCCACAGATTCTAAACGACCAGCTTCAGCTTCTTGTGCAGCTTTAATAAGTTCTTTTCTGGTTGTTGTTCCGGGGGCTTTCGTTCCTTCACCAAGGACTTCCTTTGCATCTTTAGCTGCTTCCATTTTGGAAGCTCCTTGTGATAAACCAGTTATCCAATCATTAAATGTATCAAGAGGATGTGCCATTTTACGAACGGCTTCTGCTATAACTCCTAATAATTTAAGTGCGTTTGGAATAAAATTAGTTAACATTTCAGTAATATATTTAGCAGCTTCACTTATTAAAGTCCCAATTTTCTCTATAAAATCTGCAATCTTAGGCATATTGTCTTTAATAGCATTGCCTAATTTATCTGCCCATTCTGACCCTATTTTAGTTAATTTGTTTTCTATAAGTTGTATAACAGTTTGAATTTGAACTGCTGCGGGTTTAAAGAATTTTTCAGGATCTGCTAAAGCAGCGGCAATTTGAGATAAATAATCTTCTGAAGTTCCTTTTTCTTCCCCAAGGCGTTCTGTTCTTTGAGCTTCTCTAAATTCTTTTTCAGTAGCATATTTACCCATTTGTGTAATATCAGTAGCAGTAAATCCCGAAAGTCCCATTGGACCCGCAACTTGGGTCATAAAATATTCACGGAATTCTTCTGGCATACCGGAAGCCATGCTCATTATCTGTTGTGAAACGTCTTGTACTTTTTTAAATCTTTCCGTTACGTTTCCAGCAGGACCACCTAAGATAAGACTCTGCAATAGACCCGCTTCAGAACCTGTAGTTTGTTGAGTCATTTTTTGTAACATATCTCCAACATTAAAACCCATCAAAGATAACTCACCACCAACAAGTACAGCATCAGTAGCAAATCTTTTAGCTTCGTCGCCCGTTTTTCCAAAAGTACGGCCCATAGAAATGGCTACGTCATTAAGATTAGACATCTGATCTGCGCTCATTCCCGATACTCGGCTAACGGCCATCATCGTGTCTGCGTATTCTTTCATCTGCGGTATATTCATGGCAAAAGAACGACTTTGTTCCATTAATATTTCCGCAGTTCTATTAGCACCCATTCCCGTAGCTTCTCCAGCTACTCCTGCTACTTTGGTTAAATCTTCTAATTGTTGCATTCCTTTAGGAGCAGTAAGACCCATACCTCTACGTTTACCCAAAGCAACAAATTGGTTTGCAACAGCCATTTGGTCTTCAAGGGGAAAGCCCGGAACAATACCTTCTTTATTCATTCTTTCATGTATCTCAAGAACCTTATCTGTAACTTGAGGAGTCAATTGAGAAATAGGCATCATACGGCCAATATTAGTAAAGCCTTTTTGCCATTCAATTCCTCTTTGTAATATTCCAATTGCCTGAGTTACTGCAAACGAGATGGCTCCAGTAAGAGCACCAGAGAGCGCACTCATTAAAGGTCCACCTATAGCCGCTAAAGGACCGAGAAAAGAACTAGCCGCACCGCTACCAAGGCTTCCTAAAGAACCAAGAGCCTTGGTAAACATACCAGCGATACCACCCAAACCACCACCAGCACCAGCAGCTTCCTTAGTAGTATCGGCTAATTTTTTTATTCCTTTATCTAAAGCAGAAATACTTTTGGTCATCTTGTCCATATGCTTGGACATATCTTCACCAAAAGATTTAAACTCAGAACCTAATTTGGTTAAACTAGTAGATACACTTTTAACAGCGCCATCAAAGGCACTGGTATCAAAATTCATCCCAAAATTAAGCCCTCGGGCTAAATTGATTTTAGGTGCAGCCATTACTTACTTCCTGTATCTTCCTCTGGTGTATTTTCATCTTTTTTCTGTTTTACAAGTCGGCTAAAAAACCAAAGTAATTCATATACAGGCATTGTATCTACGTCTAACCAGCTAAAATTAGCGTGGTAGATCAGGGCGAACTGCATCTCCAACAGGCTTACCCCGTTTTCTAAGGTCGGGGCGAAAAAATTCCGTCGAGATAGGAAGACCCATCTCGATATCCGTTCCGCAGAAACTGCATTTTGTATTTATTGTGGGAATGATACCGGGTGTTTTTTCTTCAAAAGCATCTCTAAGAACACGGGTATCTAATGCTGATAGTCTACTGACTAATTCTAGGGTAACTAAGAAATTAGCAGGAGTTTTACCGTTAATAGAAACAATATGTTTAGCTAAAGTATATAAGAAACCCGGATCACCCGGTCCACTTAAATTCTTTTTTTCGTCCTTTTCGGCGGCTGCTCTAATGGACTTAGCATCTTTACCAGTTAGTAATCTAAAAGTAACTGCAAGTTTAGATTGTGGTAATTCAACTGCAAATGGATAAGTTTCCTTTGGGTCAGCCCAAGTAATTTCAAAAGACGAAGGAATATTTACAGTGTGCCGACTTGGTTTCTTACATTTATCACAAATTATTTCAAAACCATATTCTTCTCCATAGCTATTAGCACGAAGCATCATCAATAAATAGAAACGATCCGTGACGAGTAAATCGTCCGGATCCATTTCTGTCTTCATGCAACGCCGAAGAAGTGTGTCGATAATATCATCAACGTTGTGAGACTGAATCCCTGCGATAAGCTTCTCCTCCCTTGCGGAGAGAGGACAAAGTTCAACGCTGCCATCTTTAACAACGTTCTGGTTATAAAACAAGCCCAAGGAGGGTAGCTTCACAGAAGCATATGGGCGTGGTGGAAGCAATACTTTTAAATCATCTAGGGTCAATTCACTAGCTGTTTGTTCTTTCATAGAAAACCTCTCTTAACTTTTTAATTTAAAAAACAAGTCTCGAAAGGTTATCTACAATGAACAGGAGAGACTTGTGTACAAGCCATAAAGGCAATTTATACAATTATTATTTATTTACAATAAATGCAAATTAAAGCTGCATTTCGTACTTATCAACTTGTAGTTGCATAGTAATCTTGACCAGCGCCTGATCGGCATTATAATCAAGATCGACTGCGGAAAGCTTAGAAGGCCAAATTCCCTTAGCAATGACTTGGCGCTTGACTTCCCCCGAAGGATCAACAAGCTGTACGGTTCCCTGCTTCTTATAGTTAGCAGCATATCCAATAGAACCAGAGGCTGGATTGTGGACTTCCTCCATCCATGTATTCAAGGTAGCGAAGGTTTGACGGTCAACGAAGTCTCTTACCGTAATAGAGTTAGCATCAACGCTTGCTCCACCCGATACCTTAATGTCTTCGTTCATGTATCGCATATGGATAACAGCCGTTCCAATGCTTGGTAGTCCAACACGCTCTACCGATAGACGAATTAATTCTGGATCATTAGTTCCGGGTAGAACTAAAACCCAGTTGAAGGCTCTCTGCGGTTCAAATCCACCCGCAGGAGATCCTAAGTGCGAAGCAACCATTGATACAGCCATGTTATTCTCCTATTACTTTGTGTTATTCCAACGATAAATTAGTTTAACTGTTTCAAGTATCGTATTTATTGGGTCATTTTCGTAGCGAAAAAATATTGGATATCTAACTGCGGTGAATTTATCTATTAAATCAGAGGTATTTTTCTCTGGTTTTAGTATCAATAACACGGGTATATTTTGTATATTCTCTACTTTATCTAAGGTTTCTTCTTCAGTTAAGATCATTCCTGCTGGAGAAGAGGACTCAAGATACTCTCTCAAGTCCTCTTCCGTATAGCATTTATGAATTAAATATCCTGATTTCTCAAGAAATAGTACATGTTTTCGTTTGCTTATAGCTTCCGCTGAGGGAATGTAATATACTAGTTCCTTTGCCATACTAATTACCTTAAAAACTAAAATACCAACTCATTGAAGCTAGTTGACTGTGCAGTTAGAACGAAGTCGATCTTGATAAATTCAGCAGCCTTTGTTGGCTTAATAAGAATTATCGCGTTCATTTCGTTACGGTCTACAACATCCGGAGTATTGGTTGTAGAATCGCATCTAACCTGATATTCAATTAAGCCCCTACGATCTTTAACAGCCTGTAAGTATGGATCTACAAGGTTAACGAACGATAGCCAAGTGATATCATCGGCTGGTTCGAATACGAGTTGACGAGCGGCTGTAGCAATAACTTTTTCAAGGTAAAGCATAAGCCTACGAACGTTAACACGGTCGAGAGCCGAAGGCTTGGTTTGTAGGGTCTTCTGACCAAATACGTTAATACCATCACGAATGAACGTAGCGATAGGATTGATGTTATTGGAGTAGAGAAGATCTCTTTCACCCAATGTTGGATTGTATTCAGCAAGAAGAGGAGATACTAACCGACCTCTTGTAAGACCGGCTGGTGCTCTCCACGGTTCAGTAGTAAAGTCTGAGTAAGCATAAACGTTTGCAATATGGCCACTTGGAGGTGTCCAGACCTTCTGTTTATTAACAGGGTCATAGATTTGTAACCAAGGCCAATAAGCAGCAGCATAACTAGAATTAAATGTAGCGTGATCGTCTGCCCATTGTCCAGTTCCATTTCTCCAATCAACAACAGTTTGTGGAGTTAATGGTCTATTCGCAGTATCTCTATATGGAGGATCAACTATTGCCATACAATCACCACGATTTTGGCATAGCTCAATCATTGCATTAACAACTGCGGCGCTTGAAATACCGGGAACAGCAACAACGTTAAGGTCAATTTCTTCAGGATTACTGAAGAACTGAAGTCCTGTCTTTACCCCGCCGCTAACTGTACCGATATAAATTGAAGGGTTGTCATTCCCCGGAGGAGTTTCTCCGTTAAGTCCGCCTTCCAATTTGAAACGTTGAGACACAGTTTGAATAGGCATTAAGAGATTATCGTCAGTATTTATAACCGTGATACGTGGGGAAACACCGTTAATGGCATTTTCAACATAGGCAGGATTATCAATAGTTAATGTCGCATCATCCGGATCAGTTATCGTTAGAGGAGTCTTGACCAAACTCTTATAGCTTTCGACCAAGAAGCTCTTTTCATAGACATTCAAAGTAAATGACGTAGAAGTAACATTGGCAAATTCAACCGAGAGATTGTTTCCCCACGTACCTTCCGAAACTGCATTGACTTCAAGAACAGGTGTAGTCGTAGAAGCATATTTCTTAATAAAAGGAAGAGGCGAGAATAGACCAGTAGCTGTGGAATAAGTAGTTGCATTATCATGAGATGTAACTAAGGTAAGATCCTTAAATGTAGCACCTTCATAACCAAAACTAATGTGTTCTGTAGCACCGGCTGTAACTAAACTGAAAACGAGATCGGCATTAGGACCAGTTGCTAATGCATTTAACTCATCAACAATAGATTGACAATCAGGATAAGGCTCATTTAAATTTTCATCAGCACCATTATTAAGTGTTGTATCTCCCCATGAAAGGGTAGCACCAACCGGTGTTGTTGTGCTTATTAAGTTTCCAGCGGCACCAGCCGTATCAGCAA